GACATCGTGGATCGTTGGTTCCAAAATGTATGTAGACATGTTGTAATGGAAACTTGGGAACAAGAACAGGCCATAATCAAAGGTGTTGGACAGTATGTTAACACTAGAGACATAGGCGGCGGAAGAACCGAAGTATCATGATATTCAACCACATCAAACAACTCAAACAAGACGGGAAGAAAATTGGCATCACTTTCTCAACCTTTGACATGCTCCACGCGGGCCACATTGCTATGCTCTCGGAAGCCAAGAATCACTGTGACTACCTCATCTGCGGGCTACAAACAGACCCAACTATCGATAGACCTGAAACTAAAAATCGCCCTATACAATCTATTGTTGAGCGACAGATACAGTTGGCCGCATGCCGTTATGTTGATGAAGTTGTTGTATACCAAACCGAACAAGATCTTGTTGACTTGTTGTTGATATTGCCAGTTGATGTTCGTGTGCTGGGTGTGGAATATCAACACAAAAACTTCTCTGGTTATGAGGAGTGTGGAATGCGTGGCATTGAATTGGTGTTCAATGGTAGAGATCATTCATTCTCCAGCTCAAGTCTGCGCAAACGTGTGGTTGCCGCAGAGACAGAAAAAGTACTGCTACAAAAATGATATTGTATGTTAACGGTTGCAGTCACTCTGCAGCCGCTGAAGCCGCAGTTCCGCATGCTTGGGCTGTAGATGATGGACAATATTGGGATCGTGGAACAGAACCACATCCAGCCAACCTAGCAGTCAGTTATGGCCGACACATAGCTGATGCATTAAATGCAGAACTAATCTGTCAAGCCAGTTCAGGAGGTAGTAACGATCGTATCATACGCACTACCATTGAATGGATCCAAAACAATTGGACCAGATTAGCCGATACATTTATGATTCTGCAATGGACTACTTGGGAAAGAGAGGAGTGGTTTCATAAGGGTACTTGGTACCAAGTAAATGCATCAGGTATAGACATAGTACCCGACGAATTACAAGAACGCTACAAGAACTATGTTATAAATGTAGATTGGAACGTTAAGACTCCCGAAGCACATGACAAAATTTGGAAGATGCATCAGTATCTCAAAGATCTAGGTATACGCCATTTATTCTTTAGCGGACACAGTACATTCAGTGATATCCAAAATTGCCACAACTGGGACAAGGAGTATATGCATCCGTATATTCGGGAAGAATCCTACCATAATTGGCTAAAAAACAACGGAGGCACCTATGCAAATGCCGCAAGTTACCATTTTGATGCCAAAAGTCATAGACTTTGGGCAGAACATGTGCTACAATACATCTACGACAACCAACTTGTGAGTGCAGATGAAATACCTACTAATTGATACAGCCAACATGTTTTTCCGTGCCCGGCACAGTGCCCACAGGGCTAGTGATACATGGACCAAACTAGGTTTTGCCCTGCATGTTACCATAATGGCCGCTAACAAAGTGGCCAAGCGTTTTCAAGCAGATCATGTGATTTTCGCACTAGAAGGGCGTAGCTGGCGCAAGGACTTTTACGAGCCCTACAAGAAAAACCGTGCTGTAGCACGTGGGGCAATGACTGAAACAGAAGCAGAAGAAGACCGACTGTTCTGGGAAACGTACGACGAGCTGACTAAATACTTGTCTACAAAAACAAATTGTAGCGTTATCCGTTGTGCCACTGCTGAAGCAGATGATATCATAGCACGTTGGATTGCACTACACCCCCAAGATGAACACACAATTGTAAGCTCAGACACTGATTTTGTGCAGTTGTTGGCCGCCAATGTCAATCAATACAATGGTATCTCAGATGAACTTTTAACCTTGGAGGGCATATTCGATGCTAAAGGTAACCGTGTCAATGATAAGAAAACTAAACAGCCAAAAACGATCCCGGATCCAGCCTGGCTGTTATTTGAGAAGTGCATGCGTGGCGACACATCCGACAACGTATTTTCTGCATATCCAGGAGTACGTGAGAAAGGCACAAAGAATAAAGTTGGTCTCCGTGAGGCCTTTGGAGACAGAGACAAAAAAGGCTACTCGTGGAACAATCTCATGCTGCAACGTTGGACCGACCACAATGGTCTAGAACACAGAGTACTGGATGACTATGAACGCAACCGTACCCTGATTGACCTCACAGCACAGCCACAAGAGATCAAAGACTTGGTGGATGCTGCCATACGTGCTCAAGTGAGTCACAAGGACGTGGGACAAGTGGGCAGTCACTTTTTGCGATTCTGTGGCAAGTACGAATTGGTCAAGTGCAGCGACTCAGCAGACAGCTTTGGACGCTGGTTGAATGAAACCTATAAAGGAGTATTGAATGAACAGCATAGTAGCTAAACCAGTGATAGCAGACAGGTACTGGATACTTAAAAAAGACGACCGCAAGATTGGACAGATTGAAGCTGACGCAGAGGGCATTGTTGTAAAAATTCAAAACACAGTGCAACGATACAAAACACTCAAGATGGCAGGTCGTGCTGCTGGTATTGAATTTGCAGATCAAGAGTCAGTTACTCCACTGCAAGAACACCATGCATATGGCTATGACACCGGTGGTGTGGTACACAATGCCATGTGGGATGTCACACATCGATTGCCGTTGTTTACCAGAGACAACAAGTCCAAGTCCTGGTTTGCTGCTGGCTGGTATCGAGTAAAACAGCATCGCACCTGGAAAACAGTACAAAATCCCAAGCTGATCACACTGCAACGCTATGCATATCAAGGCCCATTTCACACCAAGGAACAAGCAAATGACAAATCCGTTTAGAGATCAAGAGAAGTTTATGAAAGCCTGCGATCAGAAAACTGATGCGTATGCAATTTCTCAATACAAGATGTATTTGAATCTGATAGACGAAGAACACAACGAACTCAAGCAAGCAGTTACCGACAATGATGTGACTGAACAGCTGGATGCCTTGATCGACATCCTGGTGGTCACCATTGGTGCCATCCACTCTATGGGTGCAGATGGCGAAGGTGCCTGGAAAGAAGTCATGAACACAAACTTTGCCAAGATTGACAAAAAGACCGGCAAGGTTCGCAAGCGTGAAGATGGTAAAGTACTAAAACCAGTGGGCTGGAAGGCTCCAGAACTGGCACAATTTATTAAAGGAAAATAATATGTTTGAAACAAGTTACCCCAGCGGCATCACAAATTACCGCTCAGCAGAAGAAGTCAACTCAGCCATGGGTCGTGTGTATGGACACATGAGTCTTGCTGTTGTGACCAGCATGATTGTGAGCTACTTTGTGGGAACCACTCCCGAACTACTGGAATTCTTTTTTACAGGTATTCTAAAGTGGATCGTGATCTTTGCTCCACTTGCGGCCATCTTTGGTGTGAGTTATGTGCTGGGCAACAATCCCACAAAAGGAGTTGCTCAACTGTGCTTGCACGGCTTTGCGGCCTTGATGGGCCTGAGCTTTGCAATGATTTTTGCGGTGTTTACCATGGGATCAATTGTTAGTGCGTTCATGGGTGCTGCCATACTGTTTGCTGTGATGAGTGGATACGGATACTTTACCAAACGTAGCCTAGACAGCGTAGGCAAGTTTATGTTTGTGGGCTTGATTGCCATCATCATTGCCAGCATTGTGAACATCTTTATTGGCAGCACTGTGATGCAAATGGTTATCTCTGCCCTGGCCATCATTATCTTTATGGGATTAACTGCCTACGACACACAACAGATCCGCGAAATGGTTTCAGTTGACACCAGCCCGTCAGCGGAAGTATCGGGTGCGTTGACCCTGTACATGGACTTTATCAACTTGTTCCTAAATCTACTACAGTTGTTTGGCGATAGAAAATAAAGGAACACAATGAGCTTGCACATCAATCGGTTTGTTGATTCAATCAAGGCACACGAAAGTCGTGGTCAAAAAGACTTTACCATGAGCCTGCGTGACGCCAAGGATCTACATGGTGACATAACCAAACTGTTGATGACCCTGGCTGCCATGCGAACTGTGCCAGTTGAGAACTCAGTAACAGAGGTGGTTTTGGATGGTGGATCATTTAAAAGCACATAGTTAATGGCATAAATAATGCTATGAGTAGACCCAAGCCTCAAGTGCTGATTGAGCACATAAACAAGCAAACCTACAAGA